TCACGTAAGGAGGAGGGCGCCATCGAGATCGTCAACCATACCCGCTGGAGCAAGCAGGACATATGTGGCCGGGCGCTGACCATGTCGAATAAGGCGAAATGGTTCACGCTGCACATGGAGGCGTATTACGCGGAAGCGGAGGAGATGCTCTGCGAGGAGATGCTGTCCAAGGAGAGCTATGACGACCTGAAGGTGAACATCCTGCCGGAGATATTCGAGGCGAACTATCACCAGCGACCTATCGACGCGCGTGGACGCCTCTACAAGGAGTTCAAGTCCTGGCGCGACCTTCCGAGGGACGCAGCCGGAAACCTGGCATTCGACGAGATCATCAGCTACACGGACACCGCAGACACCGGGTCAGACTATCTGGCATCGTACATCGCGGGCATCTACCGTGGCCAGGCGTTCATCCTGGACGTCATCTATACGAAGGACCCGATGGAAGTCACCGAGCCGCTTCTGGCCGGGACATTATACGAACACAACACGAACACCGCATACATCGAATCGAACAACGGCGGGCGCGGCTTTGCCCGGAACGTCGAGAACATCCTCTGGGAGCAGCACAAGGACCGGACAGTCTCGGTTGAATGGTTCCATCAGTCGGGGAACAAGAAGGCGCGCATCCTGGCAAATGCCACGTTTGTCATGAAGAACATCTTCTTCCCGTGGAACTGGAAGGAGCGGTGGCCGGAGCTCGTGAAGGCGCTGGAGGGCTACCAGAAGGAAGGGAAGAACAAGCACGACGACGCACCGGATGCTCTGACAGGCCTGGCCGAGAAGATGCAGGAAGGCGGAGGCGTGTTCATCGACAGAATATAGAGAAGGGGGTCACAGAATGGCAAGCAGATTTTCAAAATGGCGCACAAATGCACAGTTTACGCTCATGAGCTGGTACCTGAAGAGTCTGACGGGCGGGCAGATGCTCCCTGGCACACAGAACAACAAGCCCGTGTACACGGACTGGAACGCAGAGACGGCCATCAAGGAAGGCTACAAGGCGAGCACCTACGTCTACAAGAGTATCGAGAAGAAGGCGACAGCAGCTGCAAGCGTGCCCTGGAAAGTATACAAACTTGTAAACAACAAGTGGGAGGTAGTAGAAGGGCATCCGCTCGAAGCGCTCCTGGAGCAGCCGAACCCGTTCATGGACCGTGCCGTCATGATCGAGCGCATGACCGCTCACCTGGACCTCACAGGGAACGCACTGCTCTCCAAGGTCCGGGGGCTGGGTGGCGTAGTCGCCGAGCTCTGGCCGATAGAGCCGCAGTATATCAAGCCGATACCGAACCAGCGAGAGTTCATCTCCGGCTACGAGTTCAAGAAGGGGCAGATGAAAGAGACGCTGAAGGCGCAGGACGTCCTTCATGCCATGTACGTCGACCCTGGGGACATCTACTGGGGCATGGCGCCGCTTCAGGTGGCAGCGAAGACGGTCGACACGGACGTCGAGGCGGTCAACTGGAACAAGATCGCCTTGCAGAACCGGGCCGTCACGGACGGAGTCCTGGCATTCGAGAGCCCGCTCACGCGTCCTCAGTGGGAAGAGACCCGTGCCCAGGTACGGGAGCAGAAGCAGGGGCCACAAAATGCCCGCGATATGTGGGTGCTCGGAGGCGGAGCCAAGTGGCAGCAGATGTCACTATCTCCAGTCGAGATGGACTTCATCCAGAGCCGCAAGATCACACGTGAAGAGATCACGGCCATCTTCGGGGTGCCGCTGCTCCTCATGGGTATCCTGGAGGGAAGCACCTACGCCAACTACCAGGAGGCGCGCAAAGCATTCTGGGAAGATACAGTCATCCCGTATCTGAACCGATTGCGGGCCATCTTCAACCAGTCGCTGCTTCCGGACTTCAGCGCAAAGGGCGAGACGCTCTACATCGACTATGACACGTCAGGCGTGCCAGCCCTCCAGGAGAACTTCCAGGAGAAGGTCACGAGCGCGAAGGACCTCTGGGCCATGGGCGTCCCGTTCAACGTCATCAACCAGCGCCTGGAGCTCGGATTCGACGAGGTGGAAGGTGGAGACACCGGATTCATAGGAAGCGGGCTCATCCCTGCGAACCTGGACTTCAGTGCGATTGCTACGGACCCGGCAGGAAGTGGCCAGGGCAACCCGGACGACAAACCGCCGGAGGAAGATGACGACCCGGACAACCCGGACGACGACCAGGGAAAGAGTAAGGGAGCGGCTGCTGCCCACGACACAAAGACGGCCGCATTCGCGCTGAAGGGTCTCAACCTGAAGACACCGGAGCAGAAGGAGCTCTATTTCAAGAGCACCGAACGCCGACGCATTCCCTGGTACACCAAGATGACCAAGGAGGGCGCCAGCCGCTTCAAAGCGGAAGGGAAAGCCGTCGTGGCCGCATACCGGGACGGAGGGGCAAAGGCTGCCGCTCGTGCCATCACGGGCAAGGACAACCAGAAGGAATGGTCGGCCATGCTGCTCCGGAACTACAAGGCCATCGTGAAGCAGTTCGGCGATGAGGCATTCGGCAACCTGAAGCAGCACGGACCGTCAGCACGGAAGGAAGACGTCGAGGAGGTCATCTTTGACCCGTATGACGAAATCATCCAGCAGTACCTCGTGACGACCGCTGCCGAGAAGGTGGTCGGCGTCCTTCAGTTCACGAGGCAGATCGTCGCGGCCATCATCGTCGACATGGAGAAGGAAGGGGCAGACGTGGACGCCATAGCAGTCGCCATCGCGAGCCAGTTCGACGACTTCAGCATCAACCGGGCATTCACCATCGCACGGACCGAGGTCGCAGCTGCTTCCAACTACGGGCTATTCCAGGCAGGCAAGCAGTCCGGCGTGGCCACAAAGAAGACCTGGGTCAACTCACGGGACAGTCGCGTCCGGGACAGTCACGACTTCAAAGAGTCGATACCGATGGACGAGAAGTTCAAGAACGGGCTCATGTACCCGGGCGACATGAAGGCAGGCAAGGCAAAAGAGGTCATCAAGTGCCGCTGTACGCTAGCATTTGAGACAGAATAGGGGGAAGCAGCATGACGATAAAAACAAAACAGTTCAAAGCATTCGACGTCGAGATCAAGGCGGACGGAGACAAGCGTCAGGTGGAGGCATACGCCAGCACGTTCGGAAACCGAGACCTGGGTGGCGACGTAGTCCAGAAGGGCGCATTCGCGAAGACCATCATGGAGCGTTTTGCAGGGGGAGCGAAGAACGGCGTCAAGGTCTTGTGGCAGCATATGCCATCCATGCCGCTCGGGATTCCGATTCACATGGAAGAGGACAGCAAGGGGCTTTATACCGTGTCGAAAATCTCGAAGACGGCACGCGGAGACGAGGCTCTGGAGCTCGTCCGTGACAAAGTTGTGGATAAAATGTCCATTGGCTATGATGTAATTAAGGACGATTACAGCACCGCTGGCGACCGCCTACTGAAGGAGCTGAAGCTCTACGAATACAGCCTCGTGACGTTCCCGATGAACGAGCAGGCGGACATCCTGGGGTCTAAGAGCTTCCAGGACTTGGCCGGACTGCTTGAGACCGTGGGAGCGGCAGACATGGGGCAGCTGTTCACCAACCAGAAGGCAGGCGCGGTCATGAGCCAGGCGAACCTCGACCTGGTCAAACGTGCCGTGGACGCATTGAGCGAGCTGCTCGTCGTCGCTGGGGTTGAGCCGGAGATGTCCACTCAACCGGACGGCAAAAAGAATCAGATTGTCGAAGAGGTCGACCCGCAGGAATTGCAGTCGATACTGGACACGATCAGAGGCTTCCGATTCAACTAAAAAGAGACAAGAGGGGGAAACACCATGTACAACGCATATGTGAAGAGCATCCTGGGCGGCCGTGGCTTCCAGACAATGCACGACGCTGAAAAGGGCGGCGGAGCGGGAACTGGGCAACCGGATAGCGTAAAAGCGGCAGTGGCAGAAATCAACAAGGAATTTAAAAATGTAGAGAAGCAGCTACAGACCAAACTATCAGAACAAGACGAACAGATTAAAAAGAGCGGAGAGACTTCCGACAAGCTGGTCAACCAGATCAAGGAACTCGAAGGAAAATACGACGGCTACCAGGAAGAGTTGAACAAAATCGTCGTGAAAATGAACCGTGGCGGCGGCCAAGCCGGAGCGGAAGCGCAGAAGTCGGCGGGGGAACTCTTCACGGAGTCCGATGCTTACAAGGCGGCACTTGCTGCCAACCCGAACGCACCGCAGACAGGCCTAGTAGACGTGAAGGGCTTCTTCCCTTCAGGACGTAAGGAACTGACAAGCGCGACTGGTTCAGGTGGAAACCTTGTCATCGCTGACCGTATGCCGGGCGTCGTATTCGACCCGCTTCAGCGCATGACGATCCGCAACCTGTTGAACACACGCCCGACGCAGTCCAACTCTATCGAGTACGTGGAGATGACAGGCTTCACAAACAATGCTGCTCCTCGTGCAGAGGGTGCACTTGCAGCTGAATCGAACATCACGTTCGAGACGAAGAACGCAACAGTGAAGAACATCGCGCACTACGTCGTCGCTACGAACAACATCCTGGCAGACGCTGGCGAACTTCAAAACATCATCGACACGCAGCTCCTTTACGGCTTGCAGCTGGAAGAAGAGTCACAGATTTTGTACGGTGACGGTCTAGGGGAGAACCTACTCGGCCTTATGGTGAACACAGGCGTCCAGAACCTAGGCATCATGGGCGCGACGAAGAACCGCATCGAGCACATCCGCTCCGCGTTCACGAAGGTCCGCCTGGCAGAGATGGCAGCGACTGGCCTCGTGCTACATCCGGAGGACTGGGAAGCGATCGAGATGGCGAAAGGTTCAGACGGCCACTATCTATGGATCAACGTCAACGACGGCGGCGTGCAGCGTTTGTTCCGCGTTCCAGTAGTCGACACAACGGCAGTAGTGCCTGGCGAGTTCTTGACTGGGGCATTCGGTATGGGGGCACAGCTCCGCGACCGCGAGCAGGCAGGCATCCGCATCGGCGAGCCGAACGACTTCTTCCTTCGCGGGAAAAAGGCCGTGCTTGCTGAAGAGCGCGTGGCTCTTGTCACGTACCGTCCGGAAGCATTCGTCAAGGGTACATTCGCAACAGCATAAACACAACGATAAAAGCCTGGGGCCTTTGGAGGCTGTCCGGGCTTTTTTCATAACAGGGAGGGAACACACAATGGCAAAAGTGAAGATGATTGCAGAGATGACGTTCCGAGGCGTCGAGGGCCTCATAAAGAATGGGGACGAGTTCGAGGCCACGGCAAAGCGCGCAGACGAGCTGGAGCGCAACAAGTTGGCCAAGCCGAAGAAGCCGGGCAAGAAGCAGGACGATGGCGGCAGCCAGAAGCAGCAGGGCACGACACCGGATGACCAGGGCAACGACCAGAAGGAACAGTCGTTCGCTGAACAGGTCGAGGCACTGAAGACGCACGCAGAGGTCGACGCATTCGCCAAAGAACACGGCTATGACGTGCCATCCAAGGAAGATGCGAAGATGGACGAGCGAAAGGCAGCACTGAAGGCGGCGCATTCCGATGCTGACGGGGAATGACGCATTCGCTCCTGGCACATTCCGCTACAAGGAAACCGGGGAGGCATACCGGGGCAGGGCGCGTCTGATAACGCTCTCCGATGATGTTTATTATTATGCAGCTGACGGGCGGGAGATTGTACCCGTCGAGAACAAACTGAAACACGAGCCGAGTGAGTATGATCTATTCTTCAATACGAGCTGGGTGAAACTATGAGGAGGGGAACAGTATGGCACAGAAAACCTATAGCATGGTGGCACGTCGGGACTTGGACGGCCTGGAGGGACCTAAGAAGAAGGGCGACACGTTCGAGGTCAAACCCAAAGACCGAGCAGATGCGCTCCACAAGGCCGGGCTTGCCGATTTTGCGGAAGAAAAGAAATCAGAGACAAAAGCGGCCAAGTAAGGGAGTGAGCTGAATGGCGCACCTAAACACCGTACTCGAGCTGGACCGGGAGTCACTTGTGAAGCCCTGGCTCCGCGTCGAGTACAATACTGACGATCAAGTCATCGACACATTGATTGCTGCTTCACTGGATGAGGCGCATGAGTACCTCTGTAGAGAGTTCACAGCAGCAGCGCCCGAGCTGGCCGGA